TCACATTTCCAGTTTTTGCGGGTCAACTGTGTATCTTGTGCCGTTGTATTCCACTTTCACAAAGTCACCATACATATTCTGCAATGTTCCAGTTATTTTCACTTTTGCCCCTGCTGGTATCGGTTCTTTCTTCTGCGCTGCTGCCGTCTTCCAGTCTTCGTCCAGTACCTCTTCTTTTGTTGTTGCTGTGTCTGGAACCTCCGGGCGTTCAACCTCTCCAATGCAGTTGTAATAGTCTACTGCTTCAAGCCAGTTTTCAAAATCAACTGGTTTTTCTCCTGCTTCTTTTACTCTGTAAAATGCTTCTGGACTTCCCTCTGCTCTCACTCTTGCAACTGCAACCAGTTCTTTTGCTGTCCTGTTGCCGCCTTCATAAGCCAGCATTGCTTCTGTTTCGTGACCGTCCCAGCTGAACGGGTCTGAAATTCTCTGTGCTGTGTCCTTTTCCTTATGTTCCATCATGTCTGACATTTTCCATTCCATGTGGTGTACCTCCGTATTGAATTTATATTGACCTTGCCACGTTTTCTTGTTATTATCTATACAAACAGTTTGGGGCTTTGGTGGCAAGCCCGCCGCCCCTCTGTTTTGTCCCTGTCAGCTATTCGGCTGACTTTTCTTTTTTCTGGTCTTCTGTAAGTTCCTTAACCTTTGCTTTTGCTTCGTCAAGGTCTTTGCAACCGTCCAAAATCATTTCAACCATTTTCAAGATTTTTTCAAACTGTTTATCTGTCATATTGTCTGCCATGTTTTCTCCTTTCCCTTGCCGTATTCGTTAAAGCGTTGTTGCTTCTTTAACTATCTTTATTATATACTTACGGAAGTATAAAGTCAAGCGTTTTATCTAAATTTTTCAATTTTTTCCGGCTCGATTATATTGTAGTGCGGCACACTCTTTGGCATGATATGTGGCTCTACTTCTCCCGCCGCCATTATTTGTGCGCTTTCTTTTTCCATTTCAATTCTTTTTATCATATCCCGTCCTATTTCCGCACCGCTCCCATCTGGAAGCGTTATTTTGTAGCCCATCTTTGTTTCTTCAATTTCTGCGTCAATGTTGTATGTGCGCCCGTTTGTAAGTTCCAAAAATACTTTTGTTATCACTCGTTTTCCCTCTCCGTTTTCTCTTTCATATATTCTTCAACTCTCCTTTTCGTGTCTGGCGCCATGATTATTCTTGCTTTCCCGCCATCTTCTTTTATTTTGAAATCTTTATATTTTTTCATGCAGCCTGCGCAATATGGTTGCTGTATGCAACCTTTGCACTCTCTGTGCGCTGGTTCTGTGCTTGCCATTCCTCCCCGCAGTGGTATGACCTCATGTGCAGCAGCAAGGCTTTCTGCCATTGCCCTTGCCCGTCTTTTTTCTTCTGTCACCCGCTCTGGTTCAGTGTACCAACCCCAGACGCTTTTCCCGGTTGTTTCTGGTGTTCTGTCTATGTTTCCAAAACGTACATTTGCCATGTGCTATTCCTCTTCTTTCTTCCATGTCAGTTCTTCCCCGGTGTCCCGCTGGTACTTCTCTTTCACCGCTTCCACAACATAGTTATTCTGCGATGAATAGCCCTGTTCTTTCGCAATCTCTTTTATGCGGGCTTTCATTCCTTTTGGCACCGCAAGTTCCATGCGGTCATAATTATTGTCACGGTATTTGTTCTTTGCTGCCGTGGCTGCTGGTCCTCTCGGTATGGTCTTCTTTTCTGTTGTATCTGGCATTTTCTGCACCTCCTGTGGTTTTTAATCAGTATATCACACTTTGTTTTCTTACGGAAGTATACATTTTATACAATCTTACGGAAGTATATTTGTGTATTGTGCCTATTGTTTTTATACTTCCGTAAGTATATAATAAAGACAGTTAAGGAAATCAAACACACGGAGGTCAAACGATATGGGAAAAATCATTTACATGGAAGATAGAATAAACGGGCTGCACTGCTACACCCCAGAAATGGGACAGCGCAAGCCAGAAGTTAAGATGGAAGCCAGCCTTTCATATTATGGCAAACATTATTTTGTTGATACCCCGCTTGAATTAAAAGGCAGGGGCATTACAGAAATTGAAGCCCACTGGATTGATGGTTGCCAGAAGAAAATTGAAAACTGGCGCAGCTACCGGGTCACAAAGGCTGCTTTTGAAAAATTAAAAGCGCAATATCCAATTTCAATGGAATGTTGCCTTGACTAATAACTACACGGGCGGCACTGCTGCCGCCCAGAAAGAAAAGGTGAAATAATATGGCAAAATCTTATAATAGACGTTTCAGAAAGAACGGGCTTTCATTCATGGTACAGGACACGCACCCGGCAGACCGGAAAAGTGATACTGATAAATACTATCTGACGGTAAACAAAGGCGGCATATACAAAATTGTGTACGATAATATCACATGGGAAATTCCAAAGTTCCCAACTATCCACGCTGCGCAGTTCTGGGCGCTGACCAGTTCTGATTTTATCGGCACCATGTAAAATGCTTTTATCTTACGGAAGTATACATATTATACAATTATACTTCCGTAAGTTTGTGCATTGTGTCTATTGCTTTTATACTTCCGTAAGTATATAATAAAGACAGTTAAAGAAATACAGAACACGGAGGGCAAAGCAATGACAGTAAAACTTCAAGGAATATATAACAAGCAGGAAGCAAAGGCAGTAAAAGAATTAAAGACCGGGGACGTTATCATGTGGAACTACGGATATACAAGCACCGTGGTTGACCTTATCCCAAGCAAGACCGGGAAGACATTTACTTGTCTTCTGAAAAGCAATCAAGATGGCGTTGTTCGTGAAAGAAAAATGGGTGCAGAAAGACTGGTTGCTATCGCATAGCAGCCAGCCAGAAAGAATGGTGAATGATTATGAAAACAGATATTGTTATTTGCAGCAAGTGCAATGGTTCCGGCAAATTCATTTATAAATCCGGCATGACTGGTCCTTGCTACCAGTGCAACGGCAAAGGCTCTGTGAAGCGCATACCTCACAAGTCTTTTCAAATCTCCATTGTGGACAATGACGGTGTGCGCATTGATTGGCTGAATGTTAATGCAGGAAGTGAAAATGCAGCTGTCAGCAAAGCCCGTGTGATTGCTGCCCGTGGCTGCTATAAAGACCAGATAGACAGTATCAAAGCTGTTGAAAACGGCATTGATTACACATATAAACCGATATAACGCCGTATTTGCCCCGTAAACGTAAAAAGACCGCAAGTGGTGTATTTATCCACTTACGGTCTTTTCTTCCCATTCTGGCTTATTCTGCAAAGCGTCAGCGGCATTATTTAAGGTCTGCCAGCGTGTTTCCCTCTTCATCAACAATCTTTGTGACTTCTGCCGCCATCTTCTCTGCTTCTTCCTTTGTCACGCTCCCGGTAATGTTCCCGGCTGCGTCGTAAAGGTTCACTGTGCCGTCTGCGTTGGTTTCCGTGGCACCCTCCGGCACATTGTCTGTGGCAATAGCCACTTTCTCTGTTGTTGTCACTGGTGCCGTTGTGTTAATCACTACCGTTGCAGCTGGTGTGGCTGTGAGTGCTTCCAGTGGTTCTGCGGTATTGCTTTCTTTCTCTCCGGCTTTCATGGCATTGTATGCCGCCTGCGCAATGGCTTTCAGCTGGTCTTCTGTGACATTCAGCCCGGCTTCATCAGCAATCTTCTTCAACTGCTCCACAACTGCTGCCATCTTCTCTTCCCCGGTCTTATCCTTTTTGAACTCTTTTGCCCATTCCACAAACTTTGCCGCCCACTCTGACAGTTCGCCCAGCTTGTCTGTGACGGTCTTTGGAATGTTTGGGCAAACGTACTTTCCAATCAAGAACGCCCCCAGTGTTACGGCAAAATATACGGCTGCATAAATTACATTATCCATTGTCTTTTCCTCCTGTTGATTATGCAGGCAGCTTCAATGTCTGCCCAGCGTAAATGGTGTTGCTTGTAAGACCGTTCATGGTCTTAATTTCATTGTATCTGGAACCGTCGCCCAGCTGCTTTGCTGCGATTGCCCAAAGGCTGTCACCGCTCTTTACGGTGTATGTACGCACGCCGCTTCCCGGAATTTTGATTTTCTGCCCAACACTAATGACGTTAGGGTTTGCAATTCCGTTGTGGCTTGCTAACTTCTGGTATGTGGTGCCATACTTTGCAGCAATGCCAGAAAGTGTGTCACCTCTCTGCACGGTGTATACCTGTTCCCCGGCTGTTCCCTGCGCTGCCTGTGCAGGTGCCGCAGGCTTTGCAGATTCGCTGGTTGCTTTCTTTGAGAAGTCCGGCACGCCATAACCTCTGATATAACGCCCGTTGACTTCCAGTGTTCTTCTTCCAACGGCATTGGACTTGTTGCCCTCAACAACTGTGATAGTGTTACCGTCGCAGCTTTCTACAACGCCCACATGGTCTGAACTGCCTGTGCAGTCACCAGCGCCGTTGTCGTCCCAGTCATAATAGATATAGTCGCCCGGTTCCGGCACCTTTGCGTCATTCTCGCACCAGCGCCCCATCTGCTGCCACAACTTAATCTGACGGTCACAGCTGCACTCCGTAGGGATAATGTCTGTGTAGCCCGCTTCAATGGCAATCTTTGAACCAAAGGTTGCACACCATGCGTCACGGTATGTCACTTTGTACCCCTGTGCTAACGGCTTGTGGTTGTTGTAGGCGTCAATGATTGCGTGGTGTGCTGCTGTACCCTCTTTCACTCCCACATACGCTGCCGCCCTTGCTGCAAATTTCTTTCTTACTTCTGATACATTCATATTGCTTGTACCTCCATTCTTTTTATTGCTAACGGCTCCGGCTGCGTACTGGTCATAGTATTTCTGCCCATATCCTGCACGCTTTGTCTTCACCGTGTCGCTCTGGTCTGCCGGGCGCTCAAACTGTGTCAGCACTGCATTTGAAGCAACAATGACGGTCTGTGCGCTCTTTAATACTGACAGTGTGACTTTGTAGCCCTCTGTCAATTCTTTCATAAGGAACCCCAGCTGTGTTTCAAGGTCGCCAATAGACTTCCCGGCTGCTTTTGCATATTCCAGCAAAGCGGCTTTTCTGGTGTGGTATGTCCACTGCGCCAGTCCATAGCCTGCGCCGTCCCTTGCAAAGTTTCCATAGCTGCCGTTGTCCACGGCTGCTGTGTAGCTTGCGTCAGTGTACCCCAGCTTCTTTTCATAGCTGTTCTGCAAGTTCTGCGGGTTCAGCCCGCTTTCTGCATATAGGTTCCCCATCAATCCGGCTGCCCCACAACTGGACAGCCCTTTTGATTTCAAAAAATTCCAAATCTTTTCTGGTGTTGTTTCTCCTATTAGTCCCATGTCTTATACCTCCCCTGCACTACTGCGTCATGCTTGAAAAGTCAGACAGTGTGCCGGACAACTCCGGGTATGCAGCTTTGATTTTCAGCAGGTTTTCTGCCTTTGCTTTCCAGCAGTAGAACGCTACTGCGGCAGCAGTTACCCCGCCAACGAACGTCAAAAGGACTGATAACTGGTAAAAATCCTTTGTGACTACCACCCACACGCCCACGGCAAATGCTATGTAGTAAGTCGCCAGAATTGAAAAGATAATGATTTTTGTTGCGCTGGTCTTTCTCTCCGGGTGTTCCTGCAACTCTTCTTTTCTCTTCTTCCTGCGCTGTCTGAAATACTGTAAATTCCATAAAAAAAGCACTGCTAATGCCAGTGCAAATCCAATGATAAAAAATATTAAACTTTTCATGTTGCTGTTTTGTACCTCCTATGGTTCTTCCGGCTTTGACAAAGCAAAATCATTTGTGCGCATACATTCTTTGTATATTTCCAGTATGTATTCATGCGCAACATCAACTTGCCCATTAGTCAACTTGCGGTCTTTGATGTACTTGTCATACTTTGCCAGTATGTCAATGATATGGTCGAACTCTTCTTTTGTATGGCGTCTGTGATTTATGCAACTGCTCTGAAATTCCAGAATTTCCATACGCCAGCTGTCAACCTTGTGGTCTGTAAAGTCTTTTTGCAGCTGGTCCAGTTGTTCTTTCATGTCGTGGTTCATAAGATTTCCCAGCTGTTTAATCAACCAACGCACGGGCTGTACTTTAATTCCCGGCGTTATGTCAATAACAATCCCAATTCCCGCAAGCCACACAATAGCTTTCTGTACCATTTCCCAGACGTCCGCTGGGTTAAGCGTCTGTATTGCTTCCACTGTCCGTCACCTCCTTTTCTTCTGGCTGCTTGATATAATCATCAGCGCTGCCGTAATATCCGCAGAATAGACCGCATTTGCTGGCTGGCTTCTTCTCCGGTTCTGGATATGGCTTGCCCATTTCCTGCAAGTACAGTTCGTTTAGGCTCTGGCGCATACCGTAGCTGTTGAAATGCTGTAATATGCCCCGGTATGAAGCAACGGACCTATCCAGTGTATCTTTGTCAATCTCTCCGGCGTGATATGCTGCAAACATATATTTCAAACGTCGTTTCAGTTTCTTTGCCGTCTTCTTGCGCAATTTTATGTGCGTTGACCAAATGCGGAAGCCTACAAACTCAATACCCATGCTGGTTGGTCTTATGCAGGTTTTCTTGTTAAGCTGCAACCGCAGTTCTTTTCCCAGAAAGTCCGCAATTTTGTTCTTTATCTTTTCCAGATACTTTTTATCTGGGTGCAAAATTATAATGTCGTCCATGTAACGTATGTAATAACGCAGGTGCAGTTTGTGTTTGCAGAACTGGTCAAGTTCATTCAAATACAAATTTGCAAACATTTGTGAAGTCAGATTGCCAATAGGCAGCCCAACTTCTCCCAGCAATTCATCAAACGCCACGTCGCCAATATCTGCGCCCAGCGGCAGACCAAAGTTTGTGTCTTCGCAGTTTATAATCACTGACAAGACGTGCAACAAATCTTCATCAGCAATCTTTTTCCGCAAAATATCCATCAATACTTCATGGTCTATCCGGTAAAAATACTTTGCAATATCCAGTTTCAAATAATAGAAACGCTGCGGCTTCCGGTCTGTCTGTTTCAACCAGTTATGCAGGCGGTTGACTGCTTTGTGCGTTCCCTTGCCTACTCTGCAAGCGTAGCTGTCATTTATAAACTGCTTTTCAAAATGTGGGTTCAGCTGGCTATATATAGCGTGCTGCGCCACCCGGTCTTTGAATTGCAATGACATAATCATGCGCTTTTTCGGTTCGTAAACATAAAATATGTTGTAGCGCCCCACGGTGTAGGTCTGCCAGATAAATTCATTCTGTAATTCAATCAAGTTTTCTTCCAGCTTATCCGTGTACGCCATCACATCTGGTCTGTACCTCTTGCACTTTATCCCGGCTTTATACGCATTGAAGAGATTTTCAAAGTCATAAATTATAGGGAAAATGTTTTTGATTTTGTGCAATTCCCTTTTCCCTCCTGTTGTTAAAATTTCGCCGTACAAATCAAACTGCGGTTCTTCCGCAGTCCAAACGTGATATATACATTCAGTGCCAGTGTTTCCGGCTCTGACTTTCAGCCTGTGGCTTACTAACTATCTTTACGGCAATTCAATATTTTTCCTACGGCTCCCGGCTGGCAGCCTTTGGAATGGAAATAAACCCCTTTAACCCAAATGCACTGGACGTGTCCACTTGTGGGCACGACTACGGGCAAATATGGGGTGAAGCGGAACGGAACGAAACGTTGTTGTTGACGTTAGAACGGGGGTTGTTCAAGTTCAGCGCACCAGCACCACCGTTGGAAGTGTTGTTGAAACTCGAACCCCGGATAGGCACGGCAAGTCCTCTATTAACGGCTTATTCCCATAATATAAAAAGCAGGTGTTACCCTGCTATTTACCATTGCTTTTATTTGCAGCACCGCCGTTTCCAGCCGTGCTGCCGTTCAGTGATTTATAATACCCGCCAATCATGCACCCTATTTCATTTATCTTTCTTGACAATATTTCATATTTGCGTATTGGCAAGCATGGTTTCTTGTCTGGGTGCAACTGCTGGTCTGCTGCAAGCCTTACAAGGTGCCGCAGGACGTCCAACTGGTCGTCAAGTTCTCCCAGCGTCGTTTTCTTGTAGTGTTTGTTTTCAAGGTGTATCACTAATTCAAACACTTGCAGTATTGCTTCCCGTATATGGTCCGCAAGTTTTCTGTCGCTCTTTGGAAATTGTTCTAATGCTGGGTACGCATACAAAAGCATTTCATATACTTTATTTTTCATTTTGGAATCTTCTTGCGTCGCATTGTCCCGCACGTTATCCAGTTGTGGCAGTTGTTCTGCTGTATTTTCTGGCATTTCTTAAACCACCTTTACTTTAGTTTCAAAATAGGGGGCTTACTGCCGTAAGCCCCACAGTATAACAGTTCCCAGTTTCCAGTTATTCCACAAAAGCGGAACGGAACGAAACGCTGATGCCGACGTAAGAACGGGGGGCGTTCAAGTCCAGCGCACCAGCACCACCGCTGGAAGCGTCGCCGAAACCCGAACCCCGGAAAGGCAGTCTTTCGCCGTTGTTTCTTGCCCAAAATCTACCCGGCGTTGTCTGCGCACTGTCCGGGAATAACCCTGCTGCAATTAAAATCTGTGGAATACTTACGCCGCTTGCTGCCTTTACGTCCTTGAAAGGCTGGCTTGTATCGTTGCTGTCGGTTGTCTGTGTTGTAACTGACGTGTTAATGCGCAGTGTTGCGTCACTGGCGCTGGTTCTGTCAATCTTTAATGTTCCAACCGTTCCCGGTGCAACAAGTGTGCCGTCCGGCTTAATTGCTTTCCACTCTGTACTATTTGCACCCATGTTACAATCAGACTTCATGGCGTTTCCGTATGGTATAATCTGGATTTCACCATCTACGCAGCGCAGACCAGATACCCACTCCCAGCAGTTGCCGCAAAGGTCAGCAATTCCAGCCGGGCTGCCGTCGTGGTTCCAAGTTACCGGACCAGAACCAGTTGCAGTTCTGCCACCGCCGTGTGAACCGTCAATATATGTGTTGATACCCTTTTCATAGCCCTTTTCATAGCTTCTGTCCCAGTTTGTGTTTCCACGGGGCGTGAAGCCGTTTTTCATACACCAAAGGTTGATTGCGGCAAATACGCCGTTCTGGTTAAGGTGCCAGCCCTCACCCTTTCTGCGGCATACTGCAAGTGCTGTGTCAAAGTCAATGTATGCTTTAGGGTCTTTCAGTGCTAAAGAGTACGCACGGTCATTGACTACGGTGTTAATGTACTTAGACACCCAGATAACTTCTTTCTCTACCCCGTCAATTTTCCACCACGGTAATACTTCCTGTGTGCCGCCTGTGATTAAGTCGGAATATTTCATTTTTGGAATACCCACCATAATTGACGGCATACCCAAATCATCAAACTTTACTGCATTGTTGCCGCCAAAGGAAGCAACCGCCATGCTTAAATCATCAAAATTAGACATAATGTTTTATACCTCCAATCCCCAAAGAATAAGTGTGCAAAGCGACATATCAAACGGAATAGGCACCGGGATTTCCTTTGGCTCTCCGTTTTCGTCCTCTCCGTCTTCGATAACGTCATAACGTCTGGCAGGAATAACAATCTGCGCAGCGTACTTCTGCGCCTTGCCGCCAGTTCCAATCACCACGCCGTCTTCTTCGTCAATGCAAATGTCCAGTGATACTTCATAATCTCTTTCACGGCTTGCAAGGTTGATTGTCAATTCATCATCACCAAAAGTGATTTTTTTACCGCCAGACAGTGCATATTCAATGTGTGTGCCCGGCGTCTTCTCAACTACGTTGATTTTATTAGTAGCCATAATACTTTTTACCTCCATTCTGACTTCTTGCAACTTCGTTGCTTCTTGCTGCGATAACTTCCGCTGCTTCTCTCTGTGCTGCTGTCCCGCTGCCCTGTACGCCAAAAGAACGCATTACAGCTTCTTCATGCTGTCTGCGTTCCTCTGTCTTAATAATCACGCCTGCTGCCATCAATAAAACCCGCCTTTCACATAGATTTTTACTGTCACGCTTTTTGCGCTTCCTGTGTGTGCCATCTTAAAGCCATTCAGCAACTTGTCTGAAATAACAATGTCACCCGGAAAACCGCCCGTATAGTCCACAATTTCTGCGTCCACGGTGTAGTCCATGTGGTTTCTTTCTGTTGCCAGTGCCACTGACTGTTGGGAATTATTGAACGGGTATGACTGCGTATTTTTCAAAGTCACTGTCTTTGTTTCGCCCTGCAAGTCTGCTATTGCCTGCTGGTGATGAACCGCTGAAAGTGCCATAAGCGCCGCCACCTCTGTTGCGTTTGAAATTCCATTTTCCATGTGGTTGAAATTGGTTGCGTTCTGCGGCGTTCCCTGCTGGATAATTTCGCCCTCAACTGGTGTGTGGGTGATTGTTCCATCATCATTCCTGCTTTCCGTGTATCTGTCTTCAAATTCAGTTACATGGTCCTGCCACAAAGTCTGTTCGTACATCTGTTACACCTCCTTTTCTACTACAATATATTTATGGTTAATATCCCTTACAGCCAGTAAGGAATTATCCATCTTGTTGCT